CTTGTATCGGTCCGCATTATGATCCGAAGGGATGGCACCGGTTCGACTCCGGTACGGGTCTTCTTGAGAGTTTTTCATTTACTTACTCCTTTCAACGAACAATAAGACTTAGGGTTAAGCACGCAAGGACCGGACGAGTTCCGGTCTTTTGCGTTGGTGATATATATGGCTAAGGATTTTGCAAAAGGGTTCTACAGTTCGAAGCAATGGCAGGACTGCAGGAATGAATATGCTAAGCGCAGACATTATCTGTGCGAGGATTGTCTACGCCGTGGGATCTACAAGCCTGGCGTGATAGTCCATCACATCGAGGAGCTGACACCATTCAACATTACTAATCCTGAGATCGCGCTGGGCTTCGATAACCTCGAGCTCCTGTGCAGGGAGTGTCACCTGAGGGAACATGACCTTGAAGGTGGACGCTGGGCGAAGGTAAACGCTGCGAAAAAGAAAAGCAAGAGGGACGCTCGCAGGTTTTCTGTAGATAAATTTGGACGAGTAACAGCGAAGTAGCCCCCCTATGGCAGTAAAAAACGCGGAAAACCATAGACCGGTGTGTGAAAAAGTAAGGAATTAGATAAAGCGAGAGCAACCAGGGCACAAGTTGTCCGGAGAAGGTCGGACAATGGGCAAAGATAACTGGATATATACGTATTATCAAGGCATAAAGAACGGGAAGTACACCGTAGGCAAGTGGATTGAGCTCATTTATGAGTACATCGTCCACGGATTCGAGGAGAAACGCTTTTACTTCGACGCGAAGAAGGCTGCAGACGCGATCGAGTGGATAGAGGATCACTGTTTCCACACTGAGGGCCCGCTCGCTCCGGGCAACATCACGCTCGAGGTTTGGCAGAAGGCCTTCCTGTCGTGCATATACGGGATCGTAGACGCCGAGGGCCGTCGCCAGTTTAGAGAGATCCTCCTCGTAGTTGGACGCAAGAACGGAAAGACGAAACTTGCCTCGGCAATCGGCGATTACGAATTTCGAAATTCCGAATACGGTTCAAGGGTGTTCTGCATAGCTCCGAAACTTGACCAGGCTGATCTTGTTTATAACGACATATGGCAAATGGTCATACTGGATCCGGAGTATCAGGAACTCAAGGAGAGACTGTCTGAAAAGGACCAGCACAACAAGAAGTTGTACGACGATGGAGAACTCCCACGGCACAGGATGTCAGATCTGGCAATACCTGGAACGAACTCCACTGTGAAGAAGATTGCGTTCAGTGCAAAGAAATCGGACGGATTCAATCCGAGTCTTTGTATCTGCGATGAAATTGCATCGTGGGAAGGCGATGCTGGATTAAAGCAATATGAGGTCATGAAGTCGGGCATGGGCGCGAGACCGGAAGGGATCCTGCTTAGCTGTACGACCTCAGGATATATAAACGACTCAATTTATGACGAGATGCTCAGAAGGGCAACTCGTTTTTTATTAGGTGACAGTAAAGAGACGAAGCTCCTTCCGATGCTCTACATGATAGATGATGTGGACAAATGGAATGACATCGGAGAACTGCGGAAAAGCAATCCGAACTTAGGAATGTCCGTCTCTGTTGACTACATGCTGGAAGAGATCGCTGTTGCAGAGGGGTCACTCTCAAAGAAGGCGGAGTTCATCACGAAATACTGCAACCTGAAGCAAACCTCCTCTTTGGCGTGGCTTGGTGCGAATGTCATCGAGGATGCAACGGGAGACGCTCTTCGCTTGGAAGACTTCCGGGGCAGTTACTGTGTGGCCGGCATCGACTTGTCACGTACAACGGACCTCACCGCTGGCGTGATCCTGATCGAGCGAGATGGCGAGCTGTATGTCTTTGCTCGGTTCTGGCTTCCGTCAGAGCGTATCGAGGAGCTGACGTCAATCGACCAGGTCCCGTACAACATATACGCCCAACGCGGGCTACTCTATCCAAGTGGAGCGAATATCGTCGAATACAGCGACGTTTTCGATTGGTTTACAGAATTGGTCGAGAAGTACGAAATCTATCCGCTGAAGGTCGGATATGACCGTTATTCGGCAACGTATCTCGTTCAGCAGATGAGCTCATACGGGTTCCATATGGATGATGTCTTTCAGGGCTTCAACCTTCATCCGGTTATCCAGGAAGTGGAAGGATTAATGAAAGACAGGAAAATTCACATCGGAGATAACGACCTGTTAAAAATTCATATGTTTAATTCTGCGCTGAAGGTCAGCACAGAGAAGGGCCGGTCCAAACTGGTGAAAATCAAACCGACGGCCCATATAGACGGGATGGCTGCATTACTGGATGCGTTCACCGTCCGTCAGAAATGGTTTAGTGAGATCGGTGAACAGTTGAAAAATCACCGAGACGAAGGAGAGTAAGCAATGTCGTTACTTGATAAAATCTTTCGCCCGAGCGACGCAAAGAAATCAGAGGACGCACTGAGGGATGCGAGATCATTCTTTCAGACTCTGACGGCATATGCTCCAGTGTTTACCAACTGGGGCGGAGCAATTTACGAGTCAGAAATTGTCAGGGCTTCCATCGACGCAAGGGCGAGACACATCAGCAAGCTGAAAGTTGAAGTAAATGGATCCGCGAACCCGTCGCTCCAGGCGAAGTTGAGACTCGGTCCGAACCAGTGGCAAACATGGTCACAGTTCCTATACAGAGTCAGTACGATACTGGATGTTAACAACACCGCATTTATAGTGCCGGTGTTTGACGAGCGAATGATCATAACCGGAATCTTCCCGGTGCTGCCGTCTTCGTGTTCGTTGGTGGAATACGACAATGAGATATGGCTCCGTTATCAATTCAGCAATGGGCAATATGCAGCAGTGGAATTTCGCAAGTGTGCGGTCCTGACGAAGCACCAGTATAGACATGACTTCTTTGGTGACTCGAACAGAGCACTCCGCGAGACCATGCAGCTGATACACATCCAAAATCAGGGCGTCGAGGAAGGCGTTAAGAATGCTGCGACGTTCCGATTCATGGCTCAGATGAATAACTTCACTTCGACAGAAGACCTTGCAAAGGAGCGCAAGAGATTCACTGAAGCAAACTTGAGCACCGAATCAGAAGCGGGCGGATTTCTTCTGTTCCCGTCAATCTACAAGGACATCAAACAGATCGATGTGAGACCGTATTCTGCCGATGCCGAACAGATGGCGCAGATCAGGGAGAACGTCTTCAACTACTTCGGCGTATCTGAAGAAGTACTCCAGAACAAAGCGAAGGCAGAGGATTTGGAAGGCTTCTTTGATGGATGCATCGAGCCGTTCGCTATTCAGTTCAGCGAGGCTCTTACGAAGATGCTCTTCAGTGAGAGAGAGAGAGCCCAGGGCTCTTTTTTGATTGCTAATGCTAACAGGCTCCAGTATATGAGCACAGCGCAGAAGGTCCAGATGGCAAAGGAGCTTGGAGATAGAGGCGCGATCCTGATTGATGAGATAAGAGAGCTGTTCAACTACGCTCCGCTGCCGAATGGAGCTGGACAGGTAGCGCCGATCAGGGGCGAATACAAAGCAACCGATGAGCTGGGAAGCTCGGACGATACGGAGGATAACGCAGATGGTTAAGAACGATAGAGAATACAGAAATATGACAATGCAGATCCGCGAGGCTCAGGAGGGCGAAGAGGATCAGCGCAAGGTTGTAACAGGATACGCGAGCACTTTTGACGAGCCGTACAAACTGTTTTCAGGCGAGGGCTGGGAATACTGGGAGACAGTAGACAGAAACGCTTTCGATGAGACAGATATGGCTGATGTGATTATGCAGTACGACCACAAGGGACGCGTATTCGCACGAACAAGAAACAACACTCTTTCCGTCAAGCCGGACGAAAAGGGTTTGTTTATAGAGGCAGATCTTGGCGGTACAGAGATCGGACGCGAACTGTACGAAGAGATCGCCGGAGGCTACACCGACAGGATGAGCTTCGGATTCACTGTAACAGGTGAGACTGAAGGGCGTGAGAAAGACGAGAACGGTATCGTCATTTACACCAGGCACATCACAAAGGTGGGCAAACTCTACGATGTTTCAGCAGTTTCAATTCCAGCTAATGACGGCACTTCGATTTCTGCGGATGCAGTTACTCGAAGCATTGGCGATCTGAACGACGGAGTGATCGCTCGGATTCAGGCGGAGCGACTTGAGGAGGAGAAGGCAAAGCTCGAACAGAGAAGAGCAGAAGTTAAAGCAAGAGCGTTAGGAGGTAACAACTAATGACACGCGAAGAAATCATGACGCTCGGTTTTGAGGATCTCGAACAGAGAAAGGCAGCAATCGCAATCGAACTGGATGAGGCCGATGCTGATCAGATTGAGACTCTTAACGCTGAGCTCGACGCAATCGAGGAGAGAACAAAGGCTCTCAACCTCGAGATCGAAGAATCCCGCAAGGCAGCCGAAGCAGTAGCTAAGGGTGCCGGCAAGGAAATTGAAACACGAAAGGAAGATAAAGCAATGACTAACATGGAAGTTAGAAACACTCCTGAGTACATTGAAGCATTTGCAAAGTACATCAAGACAGGAAAAGACGCAGAGTGCAGAGCACTTCTGACAGAGAACGTTACCGGCGGAGTCGTTCCTGTTCCTGAACTGGTAGAGAGCAGAGTCCGCCAGGCATGGGAAAGAGACGAAATCTTCAGCAGAGTAGCAAAGACATACGTCAGAGGCAATCTCAAGGTCGGATTTGAGAGATCCGCAACAGATGCAGTAGTACACACTGAGGGAGCGAATGCTCCGGCTGAGGAAGTGCTGACTCTTGGAATCGTCACAATGGTTCCTGCAAACATCAAGAAGTGGATTACAGTATCCGACGAAGTTCTCGCTCTCGGAGCTGAGGACTTCCTCGCTTACATCTACGATGAGCTGACATACAAGATCATCCAGAAGGCAGCTGACCTTGTTGTCACAGCTATTACAAGCGCACCGGCTACATCCAGCGCTACAGCTGTTGGCGTTGCACAGATCTCTGGCGTAGTAAGCACTGCAACTCTCATTGATGCAATGGCAGCACTCGGAGACAGCGCACAGAACCTCGTTCTGATCGCATCTGGAGCAACAATCGCATCACTTCAGAAGGCAGCACTTCAGGCACAGTTCGCATACGATCCGTTCCAGGGTCTGACAGTTATCAAGAAGGACAATGTAACCGGCGCTATCGTTGGCGATCTCGCAGGTGTCCAGGCTAACCTGCCTGAGGGCGACTCTGTAACTTTCAAGTTCGACGATCTCTCACTCGCTGAGAAGGACATGGTCAAGATCGTTGGAAGACTTTACGCAGCGATCGCTGTTGTTGGTCCTAAGATGTTCGCAGTTATCACAGGAATCGCGGGGGAATAATCGGGGGAAGAAATAGTGTTGACTTGTCCTCAATGACAAAGAATCAGCTGCTTAATTACGCAGATGAGAATGGAATTGAGGGCGTTTCTTCTCGTCAGACAAAGTCGACAATAATTGAAACCATCGAGGCAGCTCAGTAACGGGCTGCCTCAGTTTGTGAGGTAGTAGAAATGCTTGAACAGGTAAAGCTCGCACTGAGAATATCAACAACTGCATATGATTCGGAACTGACGTATCTGATAGACGCAGCGAAGCTCGACCTCGGGATCGCCGGCGTGGTTCTCCCTGAGGAGCTGGACGCGCTTGTTCAGAGAGCGGTGATCACATACTGCAAGATGTCGTTCGGACTACCTGAGGACTATGACAGACTCAAACGATCCTATGACGAGCAGAAGGCACAGCTCTCCACAGCGACTGGATATACGGATTGGACGGTGAGCTGATATGTATGACGGAATCGCAATTCTGAAGGCATACGGCGAGCCTACATACGATGAATACGGCAACGAGTTTATTCCAGAGATAGACACGACCGTATTCGTCCAGTCTCGCGGTGTGTATCAGTCCGAATTTTATAACGCTGCACAGCTTGGGCTGAAGCCGTCCATCACTCTGTATATGACGAACAGAGCGGACTATGACGGGCAGAAGGTTCTCGTTTACGAGGGCAAAGAGTACAGCGTGATCAGAGTGGACTGGAGTGCCCAGCGTGACGGAATATCCCTTGTATGTGAGGAGCGGATCAATGGCTGAGACTGTATCGGTACAGATGAAAGAGATAATTGACGAGTACAACAACCGCGTGAAGAATGCGACTCGTGTTGCCATTCAGAGAGTCGGAAGGGAGACTGTCAAAAAACTCAGAAGCACATCACCGAAAAAGACGGGCAGTTATGCGAGCGGGTGGAGAGTCAAGAAGCTCGTTGTGAGCGGGGATGTCACTGATGTCGTCGTTCATAATGCGACTGACTACCAGCTGACGCATCTGCTCGAGAATGGTCACGTTGTTCGCAATAAGAAAGGCACATACGGACGCGCATCAGCGCACAAGCACATCGCGCCAGTGGAAGAATGGGCCAACAACGAGCTCCCGCTGGAGATTGAGAGGGAATTACAATGACGATATTCCAGACATTACAAAGCACTGGCCTTCCGTGTGCGTACAGCCACTTTAAGAAGAAGCAGTCTCCACCGTATATCGTGTACATCGGTAACGGGCAGGACACCTTCCAGGCTGACAATACGCATTATTGGAAGCAGAACACCTATCAGGTGGAATACTACTTCACAACTAAAAATGAACAGAACGAGGAAGCCATCGAGAGCGCACTGCTTGAGAATGGCTTTTTGTATGAGAAGAGCGAGGACATCTACATCGAGGAAGAAGAGGTCTTCGTGATTTACTACTACATTTAATGGAGGCTAACAATGGCAAACAAAGTTGAATTTGGAATCAGCCAGCTCCACGTCTGCACATACACAGTAGACGAAGGCGGTACTGTTACGCTTGGCACTCCGTACCATCAGAAAGGTGCTGTTTCGTTCAGTCCTGAGGAAAATTCAGAGCAGAACAACTTCTACGCTGACAATATCGTGTACTGGAGCGGATATTCGGGCGGTTCCATCGAAGGTGACCTCGAAGTCGCAATGTTCGATGATGCTTTCAAAACGCAGTTTCTTGGATATAAGGAGCTGACAAGTGGCGGGCTTGCAAACGTAAAGAACGCTACAAAGCCTAATGTCGCGATCTTTTTCCAGGTCGAAGGCGACAGCGAATCCCGCAGAGTGGCACTCTACAACTGCGCTCTCGGTGCGATCACAAGAGAATACAACACCATCGAGGAAAGCAAGGAGCCAGCAACAGAGACTCTCGCTATCACCTGCACGGGCGACAACGCTACTGGCGTGACAATGGCTGTATTTAAGCCAGCCGACGACGGTTACAGCACTCTGTTTACTGCACCAACCGCTCCGGCTATTGCACCATAACAAAACGGGGCGGGGCGTAATGTTCCCGCCCTTTTTTCTTTAGGAGGGCGATCTAATGGAAAAAGTTATCAAGATAGGAAAACAGGAAGTCAAGCTGTCAAACAATGTGGCTTGGACTATGGAATATAGAGACCAGTTTGGTAAAGATATCATTCCTGCACTTATGCCGGTCCTCGCGTCAATGATCGAGGGCGTTTCGACTGTAGTTTCGGATGCGGGTGGTTCAGACATAAATCTCACAGACATAACCGGAGCGCTCCAGGGCAGGACAATGGATGTGCTGCTCCCGATGTTCCAGGTCGAGTTTGTTGATACTGTCATCAATGTCACCTGGGCGATGGCGAAGGCAGCCGATGAAAGCATACTTCCACCGAAGCAGTGGGTACGTCAGTTTGAAGAGTTCCCGCTGGATGTCGTGGGTCCGGCTGTCTATGATCTTGTGATTAGAGGATTTGTAAGCTCAAAAAACTTGAAGAGGCTGAAGAAAATCGGAAAGGATCTGAGAAATCTTCAGCCCTCACACTCGACGACATCATCCTCGCAGGACTCGAACGAGGATTAACAATGGCGGACATCCGCAATATGCAGCTGGGGCAGGTCGTGGATTTTGTAATTGCCTATAACGAACGGCAGAAGCAGTCAGAGAGACAGGCTAAGCGGGCACAAAAGCGGAGGGCGTCACAGAACGATATCAACTCATTCTTTGGATAGGAGAACCCAATGGCGGGCAACATCAAAGGAATAACCATCGAGTTCCGTGGAGACACCACGAAGCTCGATAAGGCATTAAGACAAGTAAATAACGAGACGCGGAAGATTGACAAGGAACTGCGGAATGTTGACAAGGCGCTCAAGTTCAATCCGACATCAGTTGAGTTGTGGAGGCAGAAGCAGCAGCTCCTATCACAGAAGATCTCCGAGACGAAGGACAAACTTCAGCTTCTGAAACAGCAGCAGGCTCAGATGGATGCGGACGGAGTGGACAAGAACTCGATGGAATACCAGAGGCTCCAGCGCGAGATCATCGAGACAGGATCCAAGCTGAAGAATTTCGAGGGCCAGCTTAAGAAAATCGGAAACGTAAACCTCAGAGCTGCGTCGGAGCAGTTCAAACAATGGGGTACGTCTCTCGAAAATGCTGGACGCCAGATGCAGGGCGTTTCGATGGCTGCTGCTGCGGTCGTTGCATCGCTGGGTGCGATCTCGTACAAAGCAGGACAGAACGCTGATGATCTGAACACCTTGAGCAAGGTCTACAGCATCAACACGACCGACTTGCAGAAATACGCCGTTACTGCGGATCTCGTAGACGTAAGCGTCGAGGACATTGCGAAATCTCACGTCAAACTTGAGAAATCTATGTACTCAGCACAGAACGGCTCGAAGTCACAGGCTGAGGCGTTCGAAAAGTTGGGCGTTTCTGTGACCAACGCAGACGGGTCGCTTCGTGATAGTGACGCAGTATGGCAAGACACGATTGCAGCACTCGGCACAATGACGAATGAGACGGAACGTGACGCAATAGCTCAGCAGTTGATGGGCAAGTCCGCTGCAAATCTGAACCCACTTATCGAGGATCAGGGCGAAACGTACAAGAATCTGACGGACACTCTTGCAAAGTACGATCTTGATTTCGTAGATCAGGAGACACTCGACGGAGCTAATCAGTTCAACGACGCACTCGACACTATGAAGGCAATCGGGACAGTCGCATTGCAGACAGTCGGAGCGCAACTGGCTTCTTATCTCGCTCCTGCGCTCGAAAAGGTGGTCGGATGGATTGGGCAGCTTGCATCGTGGCTCTCAAACCTGTCGCCTCAGGTGCTGACAGTTATCGGAGTAATCGCTGGCGTCGTGGCTGCTATCGCCCCGGTGCTTATGATCCTCGGAAAGCTGGCGTTCGCAGTCAGTTCGATAATGAATCTCGCAAGTATGCTCGGGACTACGGTCGGAGCATTAGCGGGCCCGTTCGGTATAGCAATCGCCGTCATTGCAGCAATTATCGCTATTGGTGTTCTGCTCTATAAGAATTGGGACACGATAAAGGCAAAAGCGATACAGATAAAGACAGCGATTGTCACTACTTGGAACAACATTAAAACGCAAGTCACAACGGCTGTTAACAATCTGAAAACTACCGTGACAAATGCGTTCAATACTTTGAAATCCACAGTCACGACTATATGGAACAACATAAAATCGGCAATCACTAAGCCGATACAATCTGCAAAGGACACGGTCAAGGCAGCCGTTGACAAGCTGAAAAGTTTCTTCCCGCTCCACATTGGAAAGATATTCTCAGGACTTAAAGTTCCACATTTCCACATCAACGGAGGAAAGGCTCCGTTCGGTATCGGTGGAAAGGGAACAAAACCGAGCATCAGCGTCGATTGGTACAGACGAGCAATGGACAATCCGTATATGTTCAGTACTCCGACATTTTTCGGAGCTGGTGAAGCGGGTGATGAGATGCTGTATGGGCGAGCTGCTCTGATGCGTGACATTTCCGAGGCCGTGAGCAGAGGAGGCGGAAACGGCAACGCTCCGAGCATCGTTATAAACATCAACGGAGCTAACGCAGATCCGAGAGAAATTGCGGAGGAAGTTAAGCGCACACTTATTCGTGAAACTAATCAGAGGAGATTGGCATGGCAGTAACAGGAGCTATTTTCAACAGCCTGACATTCGGCGGGGTCAACTCCGCCGATTATGGCATTTACATTACGGGCGAGGCCGTTTTCAACGCTCCGAAACGAGCCGTTGAGATGGTAACAGTCCCGGGCAGAAACGGAGACGTCGCCATAGATCAAGGACGTTGGGAAAACATCGAAGTCACTTATCCAGCGGGTACGTTCGGAATGAGCGGATCGGAATTTGCAACGGCAATATCTGATTTTCGCAACGCTATAGTTTCACAGATTGGTTATCAGAGATTGACCGACACGTATCATCCTAATGAGTACAGAATGGCAATCTATACGGCGGGGCTTGAGGTCGAAGCTGTTGCTAATACCACGGCGGGAGAATTTGAGCTCAAGTTCCAATGCAAACCGCAAAGATGGCTTGCAAACGGAGCGACAGCGATAACCGTATCAGACGGACAGAATCTCAGCAATCCGACACCGTACAACGCAGAGCCGTTGCTTGCAGTTGAGGGTTACGGAACTATCAATTTTAACGGGTATGAGATAAACCTGACCGATCCGTATAGGGGGACAACGGTGTTGGTCGCTCCAATCATAACCAGCGAACCATCTGTCTCATATCCAAATTTAGATGTGGCAGCTGTGGCAAACAGAGGTGATGTTTTCACGATAAATCCTATAACAGTGCAATCGAGATTGTTTGTGTGGCAGTCGAGCTTTGACGATGAGCGTTATATCGATGTAACCGTATCAGACTCTGGTAGTTGGCCCGGCGTATCATCTGTTTTAGCTGTTGATCAAAAGAGCGCAAGAATATCAACGGTGCTTGATCCTATCAGCGTAAATTTCACCGGTTCGTCGGGCACTACGTTCACTCACAAACTCACAGTGACGCTCAAGATGCGTTACAACGGTTCGATCATAACGAGGACGTATGTGAGAGAAATGAACCTCACATATTGGATAGATTCCAGCACTACGCTTGATGTCGATGTAAATACTTATTCGACTCCGAGCGAGGGCCAGCTCATGGATGAGATCAACGAAATTGTGTATGATAGTCTTTCGCTTAGTGGAATTACCATCGACTCGTCGCAGTGGCTTCTTGGCACACCGACATACATTGACTGTGAGTTGGGAGATGCGTACAAAATCAGCGATAACAAATACGTGTCGCTTAATGACCATATCGACCTCGGTTCCAACTTACCAAAACTCGCACCGGGAGACAATACGGTTTCACTGAGTGAAAATATAACGGGGCTGACGGTCACTCCGAGGTGGTGGAAGTTATGATACCAATTCTATACGAATCATACGAAACGGAATTTGAGAGTAATGGACTCGGACGTCTGCGGGATTGCCTTGAGTGCAAAGTCACAGAGGAACGCAACGGACTTTATGAGTGCGACTTCACCTATCCGATAACGGGAGCAGGGTACGACAAAATCAAGCTCGGACGAATAATCGCAGTCAGACACGACGACACCGACGATGTTCAACCGTTCGACATAGTTTCATACTCACGACCTATAGACGGCAAAGTCACGTTCCACGCTGTCCACATCAGTTACAGACAATCAGGCATCACAGTAACGGGTAACAACGTAAACAGTTTGGCGGACGCTTTTGATCTGATAAAAAACGCACAGCCGATAAACCCGTTCACATATGAGACGGACATCCCCGGGAGCGGTTATGTGGCGTCTTTGAACGGCACACCACGCTCTGTACGCTCCGTTTTGGGCGGAGTCGAGGGTTCTATCCTTGACACGTTCGGCGGAGAGTACGAATGGGATAAGTGGACTGTGCGGTTATGGCGTTCGAGAGGCGTTGACCGAGATTTTTCTGTACGTTACGGCGTGAATATGACGGATTACGGAGAGGACGTTGATTACTCGCAGTCATACACATCAGTCGTCCCGTTTTGGTCAGGAACGGCACAGAACGGCGCTCCCGTGGTAGTGGTCGGCAGCCTCATCGACACAAACGAGAGACTGTACGACACAAGGACGGTATGTGTTCCGCTCGACCTAACTGACAAGTTCGAGGGGCAGCCAACACAGAAACAAGTCGAGGAGATGGCTGTTAGTTATCTGAACTCGGTGCAGCCGTATATTCCACAGCAGAGCATCAGAGTTGACTTTATCCGTCTATCAGATCAGGCGGAATACGCAAACTTTGCAGACCTCGAAACGTGCAGACTGTGTGACCGAATCAGAGTGTTTTTCCCTGATTACGGAGCAGAGGGACGTTTCAAGATAGTCCGCACCGAATACGATGTATTGCTCGAACGTTTCACCTCGATGGAGCTGGGTGCGTTATCGACTACACTCTCCGAGGCTCTCGGTATCACGCAGGGAGCGGACGGCAAGAGCTCCGCACCACTTGAACAGGACGACGTTGTAAAGGAAACGGGCGTCAAGGGCATTTGGAATTATCGCAAGTGGGCGAACGGACGCATTGAGGCGTGGACAGCGCAGTCGTTCGATTCTGCAACTCCTACTGTTTGGGCGTCACCGGTGCGGTATATGGACAAGAGCATCACGATACCAGCGGGCATATTTTCAAGCGCTCCGAACATCATCGCTACAAGCCCGTCAAATCAGTATTGGGTTGTGGGTGCAACGGCATCCAGCGCAACGAGCATAACATTGAGACTTGCAACGGTATCGTCGTCAGCAATGGCAACGGCTGTCAAGATATACGCTTATACGAATTAATGGAGGATCACACAGTGAATAGTGGGACAAAGATCAGAACAATACTTGTAATAGCGACGTGTCTGAACACGGCTTTA